AGAAGGACACATTTTTTGGGACAGTTATATTCACGACGAATGCACATTATTAGATACAACAACGGAGAATCCCTTTGATAAAGAAAGATAGAGAATTTTTTTTAAAAGAAGCAGAGAAACTAATCAATGGTCAGAGAGCCAAGGAATATGGACCTGCTAAAAAGAACCATCAACGTATAGCTGATATATGGACTATCTTGCTAGACAAGAAACTTAATGACCGTATTACACCAGAAGAAGTTGTTGCTTGTATGATAGGTGTCAAGGTGGCAAGACTAGCCGAAGACATATCCAAGGATGATTCGTGGACCGATGTTATTGGTTATGCAGCACTAGGTGGAGAAATTATAAATGACAAATCATGAACAATATCATTTTTTAGATCAAGATATAAAAGATGTGTCTTGGGGTAATATAGATTCTGATTGGACACCTCCTCAAACCCTTCCAGATTTATCTCAATATGAAACAGTTGCTATTGACTTAGAGACAAAAGACTCAAACCTTTTAACTCTTGGACCTGGGTGGACTAGGAAAGATGGTTATGTAATTGGAGTTGCCGTCGCAGCAGGAGATAGTTCCTGGTATTTTCCTATTGCACACAAATCTGGAAATATGTCAAAGAATATAGTTTATAAATGGTTAACAAAACTTTGTGCAGACGAAACTATAACTAAAGTATTTCACAATGCTTTGTATGATTTAGGTTGGCTTCGAGCCGAGGGAGTAGAAGTTAAAGGTAAGATCATAGATACAATGATTGCAGCACCATTATTAGATGAAAATAGAAAATGGTATAACCTTAACTCACTTGCTCGTGATTACTTGGGAGAGTTTAAAGATGAAAAGCTACTAAAGTCTGCAGCGGAAGAGTTTGGTGTAGATCCTAAGTCTGGTATGTGGCAACTACCACCTAGATATGTAGGTAAGTATGCTGAACAAGATGCAGCGATTACTCTAAAACTTTGGGATAATCTTAGGAAGAAAATAACACAAGAAGAATGCTCAAGTATTTTTGAATTAGAGACAGATTTACTTCCCGTATTGTTTGAGATGAAAACAAAAGGTGTTCGGGTAGATGTAGAAAAAGCACATCAAACTAAAAAAGACTTAACTAAAATAGAAAAATCACTTATAGATGAAATAGTCAAGGAAACCGGGGTGGTTGTTGAACCGTGGGTCGCTACATCTGTAGCAAAGGTCTTTGACGCTGTGGGTCTTCCTTATTCTCGCACAGAAAAATCCGATGCTCCCATGTTTACAAAACAATTTCTTTCTAATCAAACGCACCCTATTGCTAAAAAAATTATAAAAATTAGAGAAATAAACAAAGCTAACACGACATTTGTTGATACTATTCTTGAACACTCTCATAATGGTAGAATACATTGTGACTTTCACTCCCTAAGATCTGATGGTGGTGGAACTGTTACTGGACGTTTTAGCTCAAGTAACCCCAATTTGCAACAGATTCCTGCACGAGATCCTGAGATCAAAAAATTAATTCGTGGTTTGTTTATCCCGGAGGAGGGCCACAAATGGGGTTCCTTTGATTATGCATCTCAAGAACCAAGATGGTTAGTTCATTATTGTGCCACCTTGACAGGTGTAGATAAACACCCACAGATTGATGACGTTGTTAAAATGTATCACGATGGTAATGCTGACTTTCATCAGATGGTAGCAGATATGGCAAACATTCCTAGAAAGCAAGCCAAGACAGTTAATCTTGGTATCATGTATGGTATGGGTAAAGGTAAACTTGCTAATGTTATGGATATAGATGTAGAAGAAGCATCAAAACTTTTAGAAACTTATAATCATAAAGTTCCTTTCTTGAGGTCTTTATCTGACAAAGCCATGGATCGTGCAGCGAATACCGGTGTCATAAGAACATGGTTAGGTCGTAAATGTAGATTTGACATGTACGAGCCTTGTTCTTATGGATTCAACAGAGCCTTACCTATGAAAGAAGCCATCAAAGAATATGGAGAGAAAGGCAGAATACGAAGAGCCTATACTTATAAAGCTTTAAATAGATTGATTCAAGGTTCAAGTGCTGATCAAACCAAGAAAGCTATGGTCGAGTGCTATAAAGAAGGATTGTGTCCAACTTTAACTGTGCATGATGAATTGTGTTTTAATATAGAAAGTCAAGCACAAGCCGACAAGATTGTAGAAATAATGACAACTTGTGTTCCTAACTTAAAAGTACCTTTTGAAGTAGACACTGCACTATGTGATAATTGGGGCGAGGTTGATTAGTAAGTAGATTTTACATACAAATCATGTAGCTCTGACATAGGATCATCTACAGGCTTTTCATTTTCAAAAACTTCGTATGCATGTGATCTGATATTTGACCTATGTATACCTATGTCCTTTAGTGTGGCATCGTCCAAACTATGTAAAGCTGTGATTGTTCTTCCTATTTTAAATTTATAAAACCAATTTGATAACATTTACTTCTCCTTTTCTATTATTAGTTATACATTCGTTCCTAATAATAAAAAACTGGGAAAAAATGAAAGATATAAATGCCTAAATAGCATGAATTAATCCTACGGTATCTATCTTAAATACACAAAAGAAAAGACTATTTTAGGTAGTAATCATACCAAAGCCTTATGTTTCAACGATTCTGGGGCGTCTGAGAGCCTCGTTTTTTCACAGATTCCATGATTTCGTTACGTTTTAGGTCAGATAGCCTTGACCACACCGATATTTCATCAAGAGTCCTAAAACACCCAATACAAATATTATCTTCTATTTTGCAGACGTTTTGGCACGGGCTTACAATAGGCTGTGATCTTTCTGAACTTAGCATCGGGGTATGGAATCTCTGGTTGTTCGTTTAATCGTCTGGCAAAATATAGACAATCATTAACATTAGGAAATGTTTGGTCTTGATTAATTATTATTGTGCCTATCATATAGACTAAAGCAAACTCTATCATTCATCTTTGGTTTTCCAAAAGTATTCATCAGTATCACCAAGTCTAAATTTTTGACCATTCTCAACTTGATACTCTATTGTACTCACTTTGAAGTCTGGCTGCAATGGCTTGTCTGGTGTTAAAGAATTGTCGTAAACTCTCATCCTGTTATTTGGATACAGGCAGAACTGTCCGTTTTTTAATTCAAGTAAATTAAATGATTTATGTTCTGCTGGTGTTTCGCTGGTAGTATAATCAATTACGTCTGGGTCTTGATGATAGTTATCTATTGTACAAATGTATCTACCCATCATTGTACCGTGATCCCTGGTAAGAATCTCGAAGTCCATTGATCCTATAAATTGTTTACAAATAGATACCACGCCATAATCCATGCAATTCCAAAACTGAAGATTGTAAAGATCCATATCTGTGGTCGGGGTATCGGGCTTCGATAGGAATGCTGAAATAGGTAGTTTGTCATACAAAGCACCATAATCAGGAAGGTAAGTTTCAAAATAAAAACTTCTGCCAGGAATAGATTTAGCACTAACCCAGACACCTTTTACGAATTCCCCATGTCCATCTTGATGATCCCTTAAATATTCTCGTCTAACCCAAACATCTTCTGAGGGTAAATTGCAAATAAGTGTAGCCATTATGATTTAGGATTCTTTTTACCAGCGTTTTTATTTCTTGCATACGATCTATTCTTTGAAGCAGACATAACTTTTAGTTTACTTTTTTTATTAAGAGCATTACCACCGACATGATGTACATCTTTGCCATCACCTTTGCAGACTTTACCTTTACGCATCATGATTCTACGAGCTAGGTTTCTATTAGCTCGTTTCTTTCTGCGAGATTTAGGTTCAATAGCATATTCTCGTTGGTAATCCCTAGCCATTAGTGCATTGTCACCAAAGGTAGAGAAAAGGAATTATCATGATAATCACCAGAATCACTAAAATCTCTTGTAACTATCTTTCTTTTTAAAACACCATCTTCTATTTTGTATGTTATTAATTCTTGTCTAATAACACCTTCCATGTCTTGTTCTAAAGACTGTTTAAAAGGACCATTTTCCATTATATTATTCCTTTCGTATAACCATTCGCTCTTGTATATGTTAACACATCTTTTCTATTTGCGACATCGTTGACGTAAGAAACATGCACCCATCCAGAATTAGGATCTATGCCGTCCCAACATTCTAATATTAACTGATCAAAGTTTAAATTATTTTCAATGTACTTTGCTAGATCGTAATTACTTACGCCATATATTTCTATGTCGGCTGCTTCTCCATCACAATGCTGTGAGGTGGATTTTGATCCAATGGCTTCACACAAAGCAACACTTCTGTATCCTGAGTTGATGTTGATTGGTTTAGCAAATGCTGATCTAACTCTCTCTAGTACATTATGACATAAAGATTCCATAGCTATAACATGTATTTCATTTGGTTTATTAGTTATACCTTTTCTTTCGGCTGTCTGTGATTTAGTAAATTCTGTTAGTGAAAAGTTGTCTGATAGTTTCATCCTATATTCCTTTGTCTCTCTGCAATGATTCGATCATTGGGGTTCAGTAATGTAGCCAACCTAGTATTTATATCTCTT